TTGGTAAGCCAGACAGACCGTTGTATTGACGAATGGCCCACCGGGATTGCTTACCAACTGGCTTCCCAGCGTCAGCCCCTTCGACTTATCCAGCCGCAGCCCCACGACTGTACCCGGCGTCGTCACAGGCGTCGTGCCAGCGCGGTCGGAGAACATGGTGGACAGGTCAGACGGGTCGAGCCAGATGCCCTGCGCGCCGGTCGAGAAAAGGTCCAGCGGGGTGAATACGGAAGCGCCCCCGAAGACCTGCGTGGACCCGAGATATGCGCTGACGATGGATGTCGTGCCGAGATAGATGGCCGTGACTGTGCTTGTCCCGATCTTCATCAGATCACCACATAGAGCGTGTCAGCGTCAGGGGTCAGGGCGTCGTATTCGGCTTGCGTCAGGCTCACCACGTTGGTGATGGCGTCGGCCCCGGTGATGCCGGTGGTGTCGCTCACGACCATCTTGGCGATGGCTGCGGGCTGGACTGCGGTGTCAGCCAGCGTCCCCTGTGCGGCTGTGGCGTAGTCGGTGGATGCCGTGGCCGCTGCGGTGCCAAGCGTGGGCTTGCCGGAAAGGTCGCTGTATGCGCCGGTCGTAGCCACGGTTGCCAGATCAGCGTCCTGCACGGCTGTGGCGGCGAGGGCGAGGTTGGCGTCGATCTGTGCGCCGGTGTAGCTGGAGTTGTAATCGGCCATTTCGGTTACTCCCTGGCTTTGAAGGTGAGGCTGTCAGCCGTTACAAGGCCGGTGCTGCTGGCGGGGATAAACAGAACGAAACTGCCGCCGCCCGGCTTCGGCCCAAACGGGCTACGAATTCCGTCGAGGGGGCTTTCGTTAGGCATTGGACACCACCACCTGCGCGCCGCTGTCGGCGAACACATAAAGCCGGTTGACGCCGGCAATGCCGGGGAACAGGTCCGTGAGCGGCACATTGCGCTCACCCTGGCCGGGGTTGTAGCGCAGCGAACCGGGCAGCGTGGTGGGCGCGGTGGCCCCGACAGTGCCTTTCACAAGCACGAAGTTGCCGCTGATGTTCTGAAACGTCAGCGAGGTCACGTTCCCGTCGGTGATTTGCGTCCAGGTGCCGGCGGGGATGTTCACTGTGGTATTCTGTGCCATGAGGCGCTCCATTCATTGAGGATGCAGGGGGTTTAGTCTTTGTCAGCGCGCGCCCCGACGGCCAGCGCGGCCAGCAGGACGCCCGTCACGGCGAAGGAGAGGCACGCCAGGGCGGCAATCACTTTGCGGCCCACCCTTTGCGGACGGCCAGCGCCCAAGCCGTCTCAGTCACGGCCCCAAGCGCCAGACCGATGAGGCCGATAACCTCCGGGTCGCGAGCCAGTTCTGCGCCTAGGCCGGGGGCGAGGAAGCCGACAGTCATCAGGGCCGACGACAGGTATCTCGCAATGACGCGGGCAAGCTGGGGAAGAAACGGTTGCATGTCGTATCCTTTCAAGCGGGGAAGACGTGGCGGTCGAGTTCGTAATGCGGGAAATCCCAGCCCCAATCGCCGCCCCATTCAAAGGCAACGCTTTCGGCTGCGAAGGCTGCGGCGATGTGCGTATTCAGGCGGCGCATGAGCGGCACGCTGAACATTTCCGCCGTCTCAACCTTGCCGTCGCGGTCCAAGTCCAGCAGCGGGCAAATGTCCACGGCATGGCCGGTGATGTGGCGCGAGTTCATGGTCTTCGACGCCCCGGCGGCCACAAGTTGCTTCTGCCGCTCCTTCGTCCGCAGCCCTTCGATGACAACGAAATCGATGGGGCTGTCCTTCAGCGCCCGGTCGAGCGCGCGGCGCAGGTCGGGGTGGATGCCCCAAAGGTTGCGGAGGCTACGCGCGGACCAGGTCTTCATGGCTTTGCCCCAATCAGATCCCGCAACAGTTCGTTCGTCCGCTGCGCTTCGGCCTTCAATTCCGAAATCGAATCTTGCACGCTTTGAATTTGCGCGCCAAAAGTGGCGGCCCCTACGGCCATGCGCTGCGTCTGCGCCTCCACGTCCTTCAGCCGCACGTCCTGCTGTTCAAGCGCCCTGTTCGCCCCGTCGATGTCTTTGCGCACGTTGGTGAGCCACACCGACACGGCAACAGTCTGCAGAAGCACGGTTACGGTGACAGCAATCCAAGCCGGAAGCGTCTGGTGCCATTTGGGTTTCAGCGGGTCCGTCATCTGGCGCTCCATTCATTTGGGCATGAAAAAACCCGCACGCGGCGGGCTGTGGGCAGGGTTATGTCAGCGTCAGGCTTCGATAAGCGCCGCCGAGAGGAACAGATCGTCAAGCGCGTCATCGTCCAGCCCCAAAGCCGGGGCCAAGGCGTTCATCATTGGCGAGGTGCGGCGGAAGACTTGTGCGTTCTGCCAGGCAATGACCGTCAGCCCGCCTTCGGCTGCGACTGCCGCTTCTGCGTCGTCCAGCTTGCCCGCCGTATAAAGCGCGGCAATGGCCTGGAATCGCGAGACTTCGGCAGTGGCGCGCCAAGCGTTGAGGACTTCGGCTTCCGTCAGCGGGGCGGGAAACACGGCCTGCGGAACGCCGTCCGCGTCAGGCAGGATTTCCGCGCCCGCACTTTGCGCCGCCAGCAAGGCGTCGCGGTATTCCGCTTCAATCGCCACCGCGTCCGCCGGCATGACAGCGTGGATGTCCGAATTGTAGAAGCCGCGCGCGCTTCCTGAGTAGAACCACATGCTCAAGTCCCCCAGACGATATAGTTGATGCGAATTGCCGACGAGATCAGGTTGCTTTGCGCCGTGAAGCCGTTGACCGTCAGGCCCAAAGCCCGCACCGACACGATGTGATTGAGTGCGTCGTCGCCGTTGCAGATGATTGGCCGGCGCGTAAATGCCGGGAAGGAAATCGGGTAGGTGATTGTCAGGCCGCCCCCTGACGTCGTGGTGCCTGCCGCCGTCCCCCATTGGACAATCGCGCCGCCGGGGAATTGGACGTATCCATTGTCACCCGTGGACTGCGCAAAACCCAGCATTGAGCGCAGGTTCGTCATTGTCACTTCTTGTTCGACTTGCGCAGACCCGCTGGGGTTCCCGCGCAGGGTATTGGCGGCAATCGTGTCAGAACTCACATCCAGCCACGCATTGTTCGCGTTGTTGCGCCGCTTCAGAGTTGCCGTCGCGGAGTCGAACCAAAGCATTCCAGCGACGATTGCGCTGGGGCTGGTTCCGCCCGAGTTATTGGATTGCACGGCAGCAAGGGTGGAATTCAGCGTGGCGCGGAAGGTAGAGCCACCACTGTTGGGGATCGTCCAGTTTGTGATTTGAGGCATTATACCACCTGCGCGGCGTTGAGCCGCAGTTGAGAGATTACGGGGTTGAACGACGGGTCATAGCTGACAAGCTGCAGTCGCGCCTGCACGCCCCACGCCTGGACTTCATGGCTATCCACCCGCGACCAATCGGACCAGACGGGGGAACCGGACGGGCTGGTCTGCGTCGTCCGACATTCCACCCAAGCGTCCACTTCTGACCCGTCGGTGCCGTCGAAACTTAGCCAGGTGTCCAGATCGCCCGTCCGCGCGTCCATCAGGTCGTAGATATTCAACACGGAGATGTCGATTATTGAGCGGAGCCGCACGAGTTTGACCGAGCCGAGGTCCATGCCAGCGGCGAAAACGTAAGTGGCCGCCGGGGCAATTCCGCCTTCAGAGTCAATGTCGGCGATTGCGTCAAAGCTGACCCATGAGTCCAAATCCGAAGACGACGAAATGCGCAGCGTGCCGCCGGTTTCAAAGCACAGCGTCTTCGCCCCGCTGAACGCCGTGTCTTCGACGAGGCTTGTCACAAGCGCGAACGCCAGCGCCTGCACGCCGCTGGTTGAGACAATGACGGCAGGGCCAAGGTTGCCGGTGCTGTCGCGCGCCCGCAAAACATAAGCGCCAGACTTGAACGGGACGACGGCGATGGCCTGTGAGCCGGAAACCTGATCCATAGAAACGGACGTGGCCCAAGACGGGGAAGCGGCGGCGGAATGCCGGATCAGGATGGACCCGCCGACCCGCACGTCAAGGTCGGGATGCAGCCGCCATTTCAGGACTGCCAGCCCGCCCGCCGTCTGCAGTGTAAGCCCCGAGATCGCCACTGGCGGCTCACGCAGCCCGGATATTTCCTGCGCGGCGGTGGTCGCCCATGCCGACGAGACGTTCAGCCCGGTGACCGCCTTGACGCGGAATTGATACGTCCCCGGCGCCATGTCGAGGATTTCCAGCGTCAGCGCATCGGTGCGCCCTTGGTTTATCCATCTGCCGCCCTGCAGCATTTCGACCTGGTAAACGTCCACGAAGCCGCTGGCGCTGGCAGGCCAAGTCAGCGTGACCTTGGCCTTCACGCCGCCGCTCAAGGTCTGGTAAAGCCCTTCCGTCGCAGTTGGCGTGCCGGGTGCGGATACGGAAAAGGCGCTTGGCAGTGTGGTGCGCGGTGCCGCCGCGTAAATCTGAAATTCGGAAGCCGTGGCGTCATAGACGAGGGGCGAGGTTTCCCGCAGCACCAAGCGCGGCGCAAGCACCGCCCCACTCTCATCTGATTCAAGCGCAAGCGTGAGGCCGACCACGTCAAAAGGCTTCGAGGCCAAACCCCAACGCGCATAGGTCAAATTTGTCACGTCGCCCACGGCCAGCTTCCAGGCGGACAGCTTGCCCGACAGTTCGACCGTGAGTTGCCGCCTGCCGCGCTCCAGTTCAATCTTGGCCAGCCGCTGCGCCGTGGCGGCGGATGTCGTGAAGGGCAGCGAAATGTCACGCCAGGACGCTTCGCCGCCGTCTTCCGCAAGATACACCGACGAGGCGTAGGCCGGGAAGTCATCAGGCTGCCAGTCGTTTTCCGGGCTTATGAATTGGCCCCGGACGCCATTGAAGTTGTCGGCGCGCGAGACCCGCGTTGTCATCGATATGCCGCCATCGCGCACGTCGTCCGCCGTCAAGGTCACGACCGGCGGGCGGTAGGCCCCGGCGAAAATCGACCACTGCCCCGACATATAAGCCAGCGTTCCGGCCATTGCCGTCAGCATGGCGCGGAAGTTCGTTTCCGGGGTCGCGGCCATCGAGGCCACCCCGTTCATGGTATAACGCTGCTCCGTCCCGCCGCCGGGCTTGGCAACGGTTTCCCCGCAGACATTTGCCGCCGCAATCAAAGCCGCTTCGTCTATGCCGTCCGCCGCGCCGATCTGCGCGCCGACGCCGAAGACCGGGCTGGACATGAAATCCGCGAGGCAGAGCGCCGCATTTGCCGTGTAGACCCTGGACCCGGTGCGCGGGTCCAATATGTCGTTCTTGCCTTCGATGTCGAAAGTGATGTTCGGAATGCCGCGCGGGAAGCGGTCGGGGGTGTAGAATAGCTGAACATAGACCGCAGCGCAGCCCCGCAGCCGGTTGACGGACGAAGCCCACTTGTCGGGGCATTGCGCCTGCAGTTCGGGAAACGCCCGCTGGTCAGCCGACCCCAGCGCCTTGTACACCAAGACGCCCCCGGCGAAGCGCCCTTGCGGCACCCCGTCGGCGCTGACGGCCAAGGCCCCGTCAAAGTACATGCCGCCGATCGACTGCACTTGATGGCCAGCCAGCACGATCACCATGTGCAGGACTTCGTTCAGCCGCCCTTCGGACGCTTCCGTGCCGGTCGAGGTCGTGTGCAGGAAAACGATTGTCCCGCCCTTGCGGACCCGACCGTAGACCACTTCCCTGTCCGCCACCGGCTCCCGAACCGAAACCGTGCGCCCCTTCATGGACTGTGAAGTGTCGGGCTTCGGCATAAGGGCTTGGGCCGCCGCCGACAGCAGAAGCGACCCCACCAAATTGACCGCGAACCCCGCAAGGGCGCTGGACGCGGCGAACGTACCAATGGCCGCGAAGACAGGGGCAAGAAATGGCATTAGACCCCCCAGGCCATAGCGACGGAAGAAAGCGGCAGGGCAACAAGCCCGTGCGGCAGCAGAAAGACGCAAGTTGCTCCCAGGCAGACCCCGAAGGCTGGGTCGCCGGTCGAAAGCACAATGTCGCCGCGCGACGCCAAGGGCGCAGGCTTCACCGGGCCAAGAATGGCGGTGGCCGCTTGCGCAAAGGTTGCATGGCCCATTCGGCGAAGCTGCCGTTGCGCGCCGAGCGGGGTTCTGTAGCGCCCGCGCCAAGCGGCCGCCGCATCCTGCCCGGTCATTGCGCGGCGCACGTCAAAGGCAAAGGTTGCGCAGTCATGCGCGCCCCAGGCGAAGGCCCGCGCCCGTGCCGCTTCGATTGCTTCGGCCAGCCGAAGTTCCCAGCCGTCAGGGCGCATCACGGGTTGCCCCAAGTGATTTCTTGGTCCTGAATGGCGGTGACGTATTCAAAGCCCTTGTCGCCGGGGAAAAGCGTTTTCTGGCTTTCGTCGGTATAGCGCCAGGAGCGCGGGCGCTGCAGGTCAATCAGGCGGCTTTCATAGGTCACCGTGATCGTCGCCGAAGCGCCGTCGTCCGAAATTTGCGGCACGTCCAGGCGGCCTGCAAAAGCCAGCACCGGGCTAGAAATCACCGCGCCGGCAGAAGTCAGCAAGCCGAGCCACAACCGCCCCGGCAGCCCTTGCTGCGCGTTCACGATGACCAGCGACACCAGATCAGGCGGCACGCCCGACAGCGTAATCGTCACGCCTGACGCCGCGATTTCCCCGCTTTCCTCAATTGCCGATATGCCAATCAAGTTTCCCGCGCCGGTCCAGGTCTTGCCGTCCCACGAAACCGACCCACCGCCAGTCCAAAGACGCAGAGGGCCACCGGAAAATTCACCCTCAAAGAACAGGCAGGGCCGCAGGTCGCCAGCCGCCAGCGCAGCGGCAAAGGCAGGGGCAAGGGTCCGGCTCATAGCGCCTCGCGCGCGCTGATGCTGAAACGATAAATGTCGGCCAGCCCGATACTTGCAGGGACAGGCGAAGTCAGGCGCAGAAGCACGCCGGGGTTTTGGATGTTCACCGCTTCGTTGTTCACCGACGGGGCGCGCAGCTTCGGCACGATCTGCAAAGTCGCAGCCCCGGCAACCGGCGTTGCGTTTGCCGTGAGCTGATAAAGCCGCGTCGTCCCCAGCGCGCCAAGCTGGATGAAATCGCCAGCCAGCAGGGCCTGCGTCCCCATCGCGTCAATCGCCAGCGTGTTGCCCGCCTGCCCCGCGCCATTCACCAAAGCAGGCCCAGAAACAAGGGGATAGCCGACGAAGGGGTCGCGGAAGATGAAGGTGGACCGCCGCCCGCCAATCGCCGCAAAGAAAGCCGCAAGCCGCCGCCCGTCCGCCCCCTGCCGGGCAGTGAATTCGATTTCATAGGACCAGGCTTCGCCGCCCCAATCCTGCACTTGTTCCGTGAGCGTGAATGGCGAAGTCGTGACGCCCACCGCCGTCTGCAGTGTGCGCGTGACCGACGAAACCAGCGTGAAAGGAAGTTCTACCGTCATAGCCGACCCCGCGCCGCAGCCTGTTTCGTGGCAAGCACGGCGGTCTGCGTGAAGCCGGGCAAGGCATCCCGCAGCGCCTTCGCAATCCGCACGTCTGTCCCCTCCACCGCGCCGCGCGCGTCGATGTTGATGACAGGTGCGCCGCCGCCCGCTGACCGCACGCCCAGCTTCCCGCCGACGCGGGTGAGCGGCATGATTGCTTCCGGCCCGGCTTCGCCCATCAGGCCCGCGCCGTTCGCCATCGGGAACACCGTCGGGCTGTTGACGACGCCGCCAGCGGCAAAGGCGGTGACGCGGCCATTGCTGATTGCGCCGCCGTCGGCAAAGCCAAGGGCGCTGGAAATCGTGCCGAAAAAGCCCTCGCCCCCGCCGCCCAGAAGGCTTGCAAAGGCTTTGTTCGCCAGCATTGAGGCCAAGCTGGACAGCAGGCTTGAAACGGCTTCCTGCGCCGTTGACGCGCCAGTGACGAAGCTGGTGAATGCGTCTTGGAAGGACGATTCCAGTTGGCTTGCAGCGTTGCCCGCTTCGCCGGCCTTGTCCTTCAAGCCGTCAATTGCGCGGTTGAACGTGTCTTGGTTGATGCCGCCAGCGGCCAGAAGCCCGTTCAGCTTTTCCACTTCGATTGCGTAATTTTCCGCTTCTGTCCGCGTCTGCGCGAAGACCCGCGCCGCTTCGCGCTGCAGTTCGGTCGCTTCTTTTTGGGCTACGCCGCCGCCGCCACCACCGCCACCACCGCCTTTGACAACGGCCACGACAGGTTCTGCCGGGGCGCGGCTCCGCGTGAAGGCGTTCAATCCAT